GGCGTTTAATCTCGCGAAGCATCAGTGTCTCTGGATAAATACGGCCATTCTGTGTGGGAACACCAACACGACCAAATTCACCGCGAGCTATTACTTTGCCGCCAGCCGCCTCGGTAAGGGTAAGCTGTACTGGACTCGATTCGATTAAAAGATTCGGCATTGTATCATCCTTTTTTGCCAGTCTTGCTTCTCCAACGCCGGATGCGTGTTCTAGCAAGCGGGTTCCTGTCGAGCTTACGCTTGGCTTCCGGGGAGACTCGTCGATCTGTCTTTTTCCCATCACCGCGAGCAGCTTTCTTGAGCGACTCAAACCCTACCAGCTCCTTTCGCCCCGACGGAGTTCCCGTGCGACGTCGCCACACGGCTTCACCGAGACGGCTTGTCAGTTTCCCAACGTGTCCTCACCACCGATTCGATCCAAAGATTTATGGATCAGAGTGAGCACAGGTTTGATCTCCGATATGAACTCGTCCACTTCCATCACATCTTCGTCGATCCTACCGGCATCCCAGGACGCCAAGACAGGCTCGTAAGCCTCTGTGAAAACGCGGGTCACGGCCTCGTCGTTGAACTCCTCGGAAAGGAGATCGAACACATTGCCGATCATCTCAATCAACTCATCGCGCAGAGTCTCGGATGCTTCCTGGCTGTCCTCCATGAGACCCATCAGCTCGGCTGCGAACGGAGACTCGACTCCCTCTCGCCTGGCCGCCACACGAGCAGATTTGCGCTCAGATTTCTTGCCAGCGCCACCCTTCGCCCACTTTTTCTTTTTGCGACTTTCCTTGGCCACTTTACCTGCTCCGCCCATCGCCTTCACGGTGGGCTCACATCCTGGTTTCCCCTTCTTGGCGCGAGTACCCTCGGGACACTGCCTGGATTTCTTTTTCGTAGTCTTGCCAGCCACGTGACGCCTGACAACCTTGGCGGCCCTCTCGGCAATCAGGAAGTCGACGACCTCCTCGGCCCGCTCCTTCAGCTCATCAGAAGCATCCTCTGGGAGTTCCTTGGACTTTAGTGCCTCCAGGATCTCATCGATGTCCTCAGACTTGAGACCCTCAAAAGGAATCTCCATAATAGCATCGAAAAGCTCGATGTTGACCCCGACAGCCTCCAAGGGATCGATGCTTTCATCCTGATCGTCGCCCTCTTGGTCATCGTCCTCGGCCTTCTTGTACCCACACTTTGTACACTTGCCGTCCTTCATGTCGGCCTTGCACTTCGGGCACATCTTGTCCTCTTCCTCAACAGAATCATTGGTGCCCTCGGTCAGCGGGATGCCGCCGAGTAGTGCTTGCTCCTGCATGTTGAATCCTGGAATACCAAGGCCCTGCAGATCCTCATCGAGAGAGGTGTTGATGGTACGCTTTCCCATTGTTCTACTCCTCATTGTTGGTGGGCTGTGACCTTATTTTCATGTAGGTGGTCACGACAGCCATTGTTTTTGCTCGCTCAGCAAGCCTGTCATGTGCTTCTGCCATGCGCCCGACATCTTCGGTTCGCATCAACTTTTCGGCCTTGCCGAGCAAGCCACCAATGACCTGCGCTTCAACTTTCAACGATCCACAGATAGCACTAAAAAACTCATCTTGATCCTGATCAAACACCATCTTGGCACATTCGTCAACCATCTCCGTTACCAAGTTAGCAACGAGAGTTAACCCTTCGCGCAACTCCCCTTCAAATTCCGGGAGCTTAGATGATGCTATTTTTTTAAATTTTGTAGACGGGAATGGAGCCTCGATCTCGCGAATTTTTCCATACAAGGTCGTGCGAATTTGCTCCGCGTTAGCCTCGTACATTCCAAACCAATCCGCATTGACAATAGCCTCGTCAATCTGATCCAGCACTTCTGATACCCAGTAATGTTCGTCTTTGGTCAGAAGCTGAGACACTTCGCGAACTTGAGTTCGCGACAATCCTTTTCCCTTTGCAACCCCTTCAGACAATACTCGCAACCGATCAGCAACGAAACGCGGGATGTCCTCATCCTCGATGACTGGAATATCCTTCGTAGGCTTCGCCTTGATGCCCTTCACGTCGTCACCCTCGATTTCATAAGTAACCTTTAAAATCTGACCATCGGAATCCATTGCATAGGCATGCTTGGCGTGGGATGCGATAACACGCACTGGGGAATCCCCGAAATGCTCGGTGATAGAATTCTGAATAATCAGAGATCGGTGCTCCAGGCTGTTTTTGAACTTTTTATCGATCGCTGAACCCTGAATATACGGCATCATTAACCCCTATCCCGAGATTGCCCTTTTCCGAATAGTCTTCTCAATTTCGACCATCCTTCGATCGAGCTTCTCAAATCTTTTTAACACTTCTGGAAACGTTTGACCAGCCTCTTGTAATACCTTCTTCAGGCCAATCAACTCACTACCCATCTTTGATTCTTGTGATAAACCAGCAGCACCTTTCCCCTCGGGCATGTCCTGAAGCTGCGGATACATACGCATTATATCTGCCTGCGTCGACGCTTCCTTCTTCATTTCACCGTCGACCTCATCCTCTTTGTCCTTAGAAATAAGACTCGCGTCATCATCTGTGAAGTGGAAGACATGCTGCAGGATCCATGGTTTGCTCGCCCACTCTGCCATCGAGGACGCGAGGGCCGCCTGTGCATTCATCACTTCAATTTGCTGCATTTCGAAGATCGCACTCGGAACGGTCATTTTAAGCTTCCACTCAATGGAGTCCGGATCAATGTTCAACGCCGCCATGTGGATCCGCAGAACCTTCCGCATCCCCATTATAAACTCACGCTGAACCCTCATGCACGCTCTCGCGAACCGTACATCCGCAGCCGACAGAGTCTTATCCGTCTCGCCACGATCATCACCAATCCCCAGATATCCCCTGGGAACTTTGACTGCCGTGACGAGTTTACCCTGGAAGTACTCGACGTCATCCATCATCTGAACATCTGGCCCAGCAATGGTCTCGATCCTCGTAGATTCCTTGCCACCCCGCGTAGGGATCCAGAAATCCTCATGTGGGCTGTTGCATACGACGACGCCAGCAGCAACACCGAAGTTATGACACCCATCAACAGTCAACGTGTAGGTATCTTCACGCTCCTTCAAGCGCTCGACAGAGACAACCTTGTGGTTAAAGGAACAAACACTCTCCTTAAATTCTGAAAAATCCTTGTAACCATGCGACCGATATGCCTTCAGAAGTAAATGGCGATGCGCTTTTTCAATCTTTCGAGGACTACCATCATTCAGCAATCTAAGTGCTTCCTTGTCCGAGCTTACAAACCCAGCAACAGCGTCCGCACTCGAACCCGGATTCTGACGCACAAATCTCTCTATTACATCTATGAATTCGCGAGAATACGATATTGTCCTAAATTCAGAATACGCTTCTCTCGCATCATCAGTCCAGTACGCCTTCATCGCATCACTGCGAATCGCATTGTCCTGGGCGTGTTTCGGAGATCTGTTGTACTCCCGGATATGCCTCGCGCTATCCCTCCTCCGGTTCGTCTCGCTAATCATAGCAGACTTGCGATCCCTGTACCCAGGATCTTCGTGTAGCTTTTTCAAAGTTCGTGAAGCCGCGTCCTTGAGTCGCTGATCAAGGGCAGGATCATGTTTACGAGCCTCCGCAAGAGCCGCTCCTCCCATCTGACCAAGACGACAATGGTGCTCTGAATGCTCCTTGCGGGTCATGCTCTTCAGGAACCGAGGATCGTTGTTCAACTTACCCTGGTCGTGATGGATCAGTTTCCCCTTCTCGTAGATGCCACATGCACGAGCCACCATGCGGTGCGTGTAAACATACTTCTTGGTCGCCGGATCGTAGACCTTTTCATACCCATCCAGACTGTCACCCTTGTCGAAAGAGGAAGCCGTTCGACGAAGCGGCATCAGCGAATCACCACATGCCAGATCCTCAGCATCCCGAACCTCGCCGCTCCTAAGAACGCATTTATGATCGGGCGTAACACGGAAAGATTCACCATTATCCAATGTAACCCGGACCAACTCTGCATTTTTTCTGGTCTTGCCAGCCCAGACAACCTTGCCCGGAACAATCTTGTTACCATTCTTTCGGTCAACACCATAGACCCACTGATCATCGCCAGATTTAAACGCTTCGGCCATCTCCACAACGGTCTTCTGCGTTCCATCCAGCATCGGAATCTCAGTATCCGCCGCGACGCAAAGAGGATTGTATCGAAAGTCCAATTTGCCAGTCGATGGATCGACCAGCTTAACCTTCTTGTATCCTCTCTTGACTTTCTTGACGAGCGCCATCGCTTCCTTCGGTGGGAGGTCTCCAGTGTCTACATAGAATGCAAACCGGCCAGGTGCCCTAGTCAACTTCTGGACGAGCGCAGTGTCCTCCATCAGCATGAGCCGCTTCCAGATCCAACGCGCCGAATCGAGTACGCTGTACCCATACTGCGCTCTCATCATCTTGGATCGGAGACGCCAATGAACAACCTGCCACGGATGAAAGAACGTAACTTTGGCCTTGCCTGGCTCGTCTTCCTTTTCCGTCGGAAGCTGCCCCTTCTTCATATGTTCAACGACAACGCCATACTCGAAATTAAAAGCCCCGCTCGCGTCCTGCACGAAACCAACGAGAGATCCCTTCTCGTCAACAATGCGTCGCATCGTCGGAACCGGCAACCAGTTCAAACCTACGACACCCTTCTCGTTGACTAATATCTCGGCGAAACAATTGCCGTACTTACTCAACGTCCGAACAGCAACCCAGATGTCTTCCTCGATGCGACACCTCCGATGCATACAGTCGTCAACAATATCACGGATCACTCTGTCGCGGGATATCCCCCAGATGGTCTTGCCATGAACACTGTCAGGAATCGTGGAGTCGTCGGAGTAGTAGTCCAGGGCCGCCGAATTGTGAACCACAACACCGTTGCAGACAAAGTTCGCATACCCCGGAACCGTCAAGTCGTACACCGGTTCGCCTCCTTCGATAGGCTCCACCGACATCACACGATGATTTGCAGAGGCGCTCAGAAGATCATGTTCAACAGCTGCACGCTTTGCCTTGCTCCAGGAAACACCAAGAATCCTGGCCGCCCCAGCAATGTTTCCACCAGACTCAAGAGCAGCCTCAACATCTTCTCGGCCTAGATCGATACGATTCGGCTGTGCAAGACCGATCTTCTTCCGCCACTCCTCATCCTTGGGTTTCCCTCTATTGGAATCTGATATCTTGCGACGAGCCTCATCGCTCATCACAGATCCTCTCCGATATGTGTTTCCACGCATTCGGAGGGCCATAGCTGCCCGACGTCCCTCGGTCCACTCTGGGAAATATTCACTATTATCCAGGTCTGCGATATGACGATGAGCGTGTTCCGACAAACTCACACCCTCCAGATTCTCCGGAGCATTATTGAGTTGATTCCCGTCCTTGTGATGGACGTGAGGAGCACCAACATCCCCATTGATCAACTCCGCCACCAGACGATGAACCCACGTCCACCTCTGCTGCCTATCCTTGCGACCACCCTCGATCTTGGAATCGGCATGAGGCTGATGCACCTGCCAGTACGGTTGACTCTCAGCCGAGTTCAAACTCCGCATCCTGACAGCCCCTGGCATCAACCGATCCCCACGCGACAGATTCCCAGCCTCAACCCAGAATCCATCTTTCCCCATGAAAAGATGATCGGCTGTGCAACGAATCGCCCTCCCATCATCAAGAATCACACGAACCATTGGCTTGTTGTGCCCAGGCTTCCCCGTCATCCTCGCGTCGCACGCCTTTGCAGGAACCAGAGACTTCAGATCCTGATCATAGGCCAAGACATGGAAGTTTTCCTGCGTCTCAACCAATTCATGAATCTGCACCCACCCTCGTTCGACAGTAAAAATGAGCGAATCCCCAGCGAGACATGTCTCCACATAGTCATCCATGTTCTCGTAGTCGGCGTAGCGCCGCATAAGGTCAGAGTCAACAGCGAGTTCTTGATGGAGCGCGGTGTATCCCTCATTGCCCGACACACCCCACGAGGATCCTGCTTCCGAAGGTGCCGCCCCTATCGACACACCACGCGCCTCATCAGCAATCTGCTGATCCTTGTCGCGTTTAGCGAATATGCTTATCCAGTCACGCCATCCCATGCATTAATCTCCAAACAGGATAGGCAAAAAATCCGAATCATCCACCGCTTCTTCTGCCATTGCTTTCGCATCTTCAAGGCCAACTTGAGAAACTGGAATCATTGGACTCACCCATGCATGCTCATGCCTACCCTTCTTATGACTATCAGTTCCGAGACCGATTGGCAAGCGCGCTGTTCCCTGAGACAAACCGTAAACAACTCCAGCCACAGCATCACTAACATCTTTGGATCCAGCCTGCGGGTGATCGATTTTCCCCCTCAACCTGTCATATTCTAGGGCCTTCATCTCATCAATAAATGGCTCATACCTGTGATATCGAATGCGATCCTCGTAAATAGCGCTCTTCAGTTCATCGTAGGGATCTGTCTTCTCATCCATGGAAATAAGCTCGCAATGAATCCCTCGCCGCTTAACTTGTTGGTGCATCTCCACATACTGATATTTATCTGTGCTGAACCCCATAAAAGAATACCCATGGGCCTGCAATTCATATACGAGCCTTCGCA